ATCTTGTTCACCACGATGCGAGCGAACTTAGGAAGGATTGGAACTGGGGTGTAGTCCAAGTTCACCAACGACCCGTCACCGTTGTTGGGATCGAGGGACGTAAGAATCTGCTTGTAGATGTTCGTGTCCTGGACTCCGTTGGCATAGTCCCTGTTCCTCTCAAAGTTCCTAGCTCTCTTCTTGTACAGCGACTGCTCGTCCTGGATCTTTCCCCATTGATTCTCAATAGCCTTCGCGTACTTCATCCCGTAGTCATTGGACATCTTCGTCTCCCTTGACGCTAGGGGATCGGGGAAGTTCTTCGAATACCGCTTGTTGTTATTGTACATTCCGCGAAGTCATGAATTGCATGCAGTTGCAAATATAATGGAAATCCTATCTTCGCTTGTATCTCCTAAGGAACACCTTGTCTGAGAAGTCAGCCAGTTCAATCTTGGGCTTTGCTTTCTGAGCAGCAAGTAGAGCTAAGCCAGAGCTGATGGTCAGGTCAAACTTCGTCCTGTTGTCGATCTTGTAGCCTATCCAGTCCTCAAGTGTGTTGTTGAAATACATCTTCCCGTGCTCACCAGTCTCCCTGTTGATGCCCACGTGATCGTGTATGTAAGCTTCGATAGCGTGAGCGTGAGATTGAATCACATCCTGAGAGTTTGACGGTATCCCCTTCGTCTTAGTCTTCGCACTGCCACCGCTCGTCAAGTGATCTGGCCTATCCATTAAGTATCCGTCGTAACCTCTTGATTCAAAGTATCTTGCGATGCCGTACTTATTGTTTTCAATTAAGATAGGGTACCCATAGAAGAAGGCAGCCTTGAGGACGTCTTCATAGAATATCTTGGCTAGAGGCGGGCGGGATGCGTACTCCACGACGAACATGTTCGATGGATGCTCCATGTGAAACTTGTTGTACAGGTGTAGCGCTCCCTTAGACCCTCGTCCGTCGACGGTGGCGTCAAGGTCGTAGGAGTCAACCCCGCCTACCCCCAGCTCTGCATTCGGTGCTATTCTCTTCCCTCTTTCCTCTAGCTTTCTGTTTCTCAGCTCAGATGGTGGCATCCATGCAACCCTGAACCTACCGTTAGGGTCTGGATCGAAGAGAACCTCTGTGTCCTGCTCACCGTTTTTCCAGACGAAGTTACCCCTGACGACAGGGTTGGGGAAGAGATCGTCGTTGTACTGTAGCTGTTCGTAGATCTGTCCGATGTTGAACAGGCTACCGTCGATGCTATCCCTGAACGCCTCGTCGGTGCTGAACGGAAACTGCCTCGTTACTTCATTAAGTTCCGAAGGATCTCCCTTAAGGCTCTCCCTTTCGTTCTTAAGGTATGTCTTTGCCCCAATAGAAACAGTATCCCCATCAAGCCCATCCACAGGGCTATCAGGATCATCAACGATTGGCCGTCCGTGCTTGTCAAAAAATCCTTCAAGTGATTCATAGGCTGGTATAAATAGACGATACAGGCCTGATCTAGTCCTGCCGTTTGCATTTCGTTCGTTAGGGTTAGAGTCCTCCCATAGATCTTTGTACTCCCTACCGCCCTTATCCATCGGGTTGACAGTGCTACCAACCAAGGCCTTACCAACTATCTTCCTACCAACTATGAGACACGTCCTTTGAATCCTCCAGGCGTCTCTTATGTCGGTTGGCTTCTCCCACTTACCAGCCTCATCGAGGTAAAGGATGTGAAGCTTCTCTCCGTCGTATGCGTTGTTCGTTGTGTTCTTCCAGTTGATCAGCGTATTAAGAGCTTCGCCTGTCTGCGTAGTCTTATTCTTCTTCGTGATTCTCTTACTCGGCTCGCGAAAAGCCAACTCCATGCGTGGGTTAGTGGTACCATCCTGAATGGGTTTGAAGAAGAAGGGGTAGTGCCTAAACATGTAGACCACCTTCTTCATGAAAATATTTTCCTGAGCGTCCTTACCAGTCTTCGACTGTATGCCTAGGAGCTTGTCTTTGACCTGTGTGGCCTCGTCGAGAAGGACAGACGAGCAGATGTTTGTGTATCCGCTACGTCTGCACTTCGTATAGAGCTGTCCGATGCACCTCGGATCCGCCTCACACGCAGACAAATGTAAGAAAATATCTCTTTGGAACTCAAGATAGTCTGGGTAACCGACATCCATCTTGGTCCACTGAAGCATCATGTAGTGCCTGCCCGTAATATAAGTAGGCCTACCGTCGTTGTAAAACCAAAAGCCTTCGCGACGACGACGATACTCCTCCTCGATATACGGATGGAACCTCTCACGGAACTCTCTTGGCGCCTCAGCCCACTCGTCCATACTCTTAATCCTAGACAGCTCCTTAGGCATAGGAACCCTCTCCCACAGCTGCATGTGGTTTGGTAGTCCATATCCTGCAATCTGCTCTTCGGGGGGCTGAGCGGGAAGTGCAATGTCAAGATCCGCAATCCGAACAATCTCTCCCTCTGTACCGTTGGGACAAATCTGGATAATATACTCATCAGAGTACTTGGCCATATCTGTTGCTTCTAAAGCTAGGCGCTCCAGTCTTTGGGTCCTTCAAGGCCATGTACTCACCACATGGACACTTGACGTCATGAATAGCCTTGCCATCGACGATCTTGATGGAGGCTTTGTCTCTGTTCTCTTCGTGCTCACCGCACCCACATACATACTTAGCCATGATGCATTTGTATTCATTCATTGTACGCCTGACAGGATTCGAACCTGTGACCGTCTGCTTAGAAGGCAGATGCTCTATCCAGCTGAGCTACAGGCGCATGCAGTCACCTGCCCTGACCCCTGTTTAACTTTCTGTAGCCTTTGGATCTCTTGTGCTTAGACGTCTTGGTCTTAGCATGAACGCCCTTGCGTCTGACGCGACGGGACGAGTAGGTTGACACTTGAACTTTAGCCATTGTATTTAATTTGTCCGCGAGGTGGGACTTGAACCCACATGTGACCAGTTACCCTTTCTACAAGGTATAAGCTTGAGGGGATACTCGCAGTGTAAAGTTACTTAGAAAACCTTTCGGCAAAGCCACCTGTGTAATCTTTTTCTTGGTTTATCTCTCCGCTGTCCCTGAGATCCTTAACCATCTGCTCCAACCTCTGCCTCTCTATGATGAGCTCCTTGCAGTCAACAGCCGTCTGCTTAATGGATTGAAGCTCTGCCTTCCTGGCGGCGCCTCCAGCATCAGGGTCCACAGGCTTCTTAACCTCTTCGATCATGTTCTTTATCGCAACCTCCATGCTGCGCATGAGGCTCTCAGAGGCTTCAATCGTTGTGAACTTCTTCCTCGACATAAAGCAAATCTTCAGCTCTGGTTCTGTAGTACTCCTTACCGTCAATCTTAAGTCTGTAGTCTCGGTTCTTTGCGAACCCAACAACATCACCTGCAGTCAAACCCATGTAATCTGTCTCGTCATTGCCGTACACGAGTCTACCCTTAGTCGGAAGCTTCTCCTTTAGCTCTACCATGTCGATAAGATCTGACGTTAAACTCTCCTCCTCTTCTACAGCTTCAAGCAGGGTCCATCCTCCAAGAGTCTTGATCTCGCCAGTCTCCTTGGACTTGAATGCGATAGCCTGAGAGTTGATGGCCTCTGGGTCGTACTTAACGATGTAGTGGTCGTCCTCACCTGTGAGAGGCTGACCGCCCTGCATGACCACAAGGTGATGGAAGTAAAGTGTATCCCCTGGCTTAACACCAGTGTCGTACTTGAATGGTGCTGCAACTACAGGGCCTTCGTTGATCCTGTACTCGAACTCCCCCATTTCAAATCGGGTGTCTATGTACAGCTCTAACCCACTGTCAGTCTTGATCGTGTCGTTGATGAGCTTCTTCAGCTCTACGACAAAGAAGTTGAACGTTTTCATTATATGTTGGATTGAATTTCATTTCTTGTAAGGAAAGAGCTTGTTCAATTTATCTTGCCTCTTCTTGCAGCCACAGTCCTTGACAACCTTGTTGACAACCTTAGTCACCCCCATGATCTCGTTGAACCTGGCTATGCTATCGCCTAAACCATTGGGGATCCTTTTCATCAGAAGTCAAGATCAAACTCAACCATGCAAGGCATCTCGTCGATAGCCTTCCAAAGGACCTGACCGTCTTCTCGCTTGATATACACCAGGTACCTCTTCATCCTGTGTCTGTGAAGATGCTCCTCGTCAAGCACTATGGCTGACACGTTGCCGCTTC